GTGCATTTGTGGGGGTCCATTTTTCGGTGTGCACGTGTGCGCCCGTACTGTCAATGGGGATGGGTCGCGAATATGCCCACATATTTTCGTTTCGACGCGCCGAATAGTGGCGTAATAGTGGCGTAAAAGTAGGCCCGATGTTGAGAGGGGTACTTGACAAAGACAACAAAGTCGTGTAAAATCACTTGCGTGCAAGTGATTTGAGGCGTTCCCCGCAGGGGCGGGGGAAGTGAAGCGCCTAGCAGAAAATGAGCGCCGCTCATTTTAGAAAGGAGATGAAGTCATGAAGTTTGATTTCGAGAGGACTTGGGAGGATGACCTCGCTGACATGCGGGCGAGTCTTGCTCCCAAGCCTGTTCTCTACAGTCGGGTGATGTGCCGGTGCTGTGGGGGTAGGACGAGGGAGGTCAAGCCCACCGAGTTGAGGATGGGTACCGACTACCGGAATGGTCTGGGCGTGCCGCACACGCGGGTTACGTCGTTCCGGTTCCTGTGTGATGACTGCGAGGTGATCACATGGCGGAGGAACTCGTAACTTGGACCCGGGAGGACGGGTCGGAAAGTGATCCGTACCTGTACGGGATGACGGACTCGCATATGCGTGGTGTGCCGGTGTTGGCGCCACGCAGCAAGAGGGGGATGGCGCGGTGGCGTAGCGAGTCTACGCGGGTGCGTGGCCCTGTGTTTCCTGTGCGGGTGACGAATCCGCGTAAGGAGGTGCAGGAGATGGCGGAGGCGTTGGCCCGGTATGAAGAGGCCACGTTTGGGATGTGATGCCAAAATGAGCGCCGCTCATTTTGTTCAACAACAAAGGAGAGGAAGCAATGCCAAATCAAGTGAAGTGGGAGAGCGTGGACATGTCCACGTTCCGCGTCTACGAGCAGGAGGCGTATCAGCCTCCGGCTGTGACGGTCAACGAGAAGCCTTTGGATCGCAGCGACGGTGGTCGTTGGGGTGGGGAGGTGCGTGACTGATGCGTGGCTTTACTGACATGGAGCAGGTGTTGCACATGCGGGTTGCGGATTGCCCGAACAATGGGCGGGGTCCGTGTGCGTTGGCGCATACCTGCGTGGACTATTTCAAGGATGACGATGGCGTTGTCCGAACAAAGAAGAGGGAGGTGAGAGATGAGCACGAAGCGTAAGAGCAACAGGTTCTGCAAGAAGAACTTGTGGGCAAACAAGCGAGTAACCCCCAAACGATAAAGGATGGTGGTTCCGATGTTCTGGACTAGGTTGGTTCAAATAGTTTTCCTCACGGGAGTAACGTGGGGGATAGCAGTCGCAGCACAGATGCTGTGGCGTGACATGAGAGGAAAAGACAATGACTGTACATGACCTGTTTGAGTTGAGGGCGTTGACCCCTGAGCAGGAATACGACAATGAGTTGCGTTGGGAAGTGTTGATGGCGCAGCCACCGGGCGATGCGCGTCCTGAATGGTTGGATGCGTGGATGGCGCCGGTCATCCTGACGCCTGAGGTACTGGAGATCCTTGGGGATGTCCCGTTGGAGTGCAAGTTTCACGAAGGGCTGCCCGTTTACCGGGTGGCGTAACCAAAGGAGAAGCAAATGAATGACGAAATGAAACCGAAGAGGAACTGGTTGCTGTTTTATGAGATTGCCAATGTGATGGAGTTTCAGCCAGAACGGTATGCCCAAGAATCGTGGGGAAAGTTCATGCCTGCAATAGGCGCGGCGGAACGGTTCAGGGATGAGTATGGGTACGACCCTCATGAAGATGACTTCAACTGGACGAAGGTGGAGGAGTGCGGTACGGCTATGTGTATTGCTGGGCACGCTGCGATGATGACCGGTTGGTTCCCAACCCGGAATGACATGAACGGAGCGTGGCCGACAGCATCGTGGGCCTCTGTTTGTGATCAGCCGGGTCGGGACTATGCGTATGGCAAGGATGTGCAAGATGTTGCGAGAGATGCGTTGGGTCTTTACGAAGACGAGGCGGCGATCCTGTTCTGTGGATCGGCGGTGTGGACACCGGATGAGATTCGTGGGTTTGGCCGTGGCGACAGGATCCTGCATGAGGGTGATTCACGCCCATCTTCCCACGAAGAAGGGGAAACCAATGAAGTCTGATTCACCGCACACGACGCGATGCTTTGACCGTATCGCTGACGAGTTGTTCCAAATGGTCGTAAATGAGGAGGATGCTGCGCTGCGACAAGGCATGGACACTACCTTGGATCACACCATCAACTGGAACCGGATGAGTATACTCAAGTCTGTAGGAGCGAGGCTTGGGGAGATTGGAGATGAGTTTCTGAACAACTTCGACAAGGAAGGTTGGATGTGCAAGATAGGTGTGTACGAATAAATAAGGAGGAAAGAAATGGAAGAACGACATTCAATGGAGGAACTGCTTTCAGAACTGTGTGAATGCGGTCATCCTGTGCACTTTCATCATAGCGAATCGGGGCGGTGTCTTGGTGCTTTGCGGATGAACTTGCGTGGGGAAATGTCCAATAACTGCAAGTGCGGTGCGTAGATCTAGGAATGTATTTTAGGATAAGGGAGGAAAGCAAATGAGTGATGCAGGGTTTGACCGTGCACTAGGTGCGTGGGAGGACAACCAGTTGAATGCCCATTTGGCGAAGGGAGAGGAATGGGACTTCGCCTACGATGAGGCTCATGGGGCTGTTTGGGATATGAACCTGAGCGAACTGTACAAGATGGCACCCCCGACCATAGTGAGGGAAATGGAGGCGGTGGCGGAGGCCATGACGGCTCACGTTGCCGAACTGATGTTGGAAGGAAAGTGGGAGAATGACTAGAATCATTGAAGTGTCTGACCCGATTAACTATGTGGAACTGACAAAGAGAATGATGTGCATTTACGAGTTCGGCAAGGACGAGTACGGTCAGATTATTCTCTACACCAACTGTCGGGAGTTCTCCCGGAAAGTGCACGGAGATAACGGCGAGTTTCATGGAATGGCATTCGGAATAGAAGAGATGGAATGGGAGGAAATGTAATGAGTACACCAACTATAAAACACCCAACGGATCGACCGAACTTTACAGTCGTGACGCTTGACAAAGGGGGGAACCGCGAGTTGTGGCTGGCGTTCAGTTACGAGACTTGCGTAGGGTTCATGCGCCCGATGTGGGACAAGTGGATCGTGCGTCAGAACGAGTGGGGTCCAACCACCGGGAAACACATGAACATGCTGAACAACAACCCCAAGGACCGGTGGAACAAGAAGGAGTTTGAGTGGATGCTCACTGGAATGGTAGATGGATCACTAGCGATGGAGGAAAACGGTGACGACAACGAGTGACAGGTTTGAGTGGGAGTATCTGGTTCGGCTCAACGTCAAGGGCGAGTTCATCATGCAGGTATGGGCTGAGGACAAGTTCGCCTCTGAGCAGATGGCGTACGACCAGATGCGGGAGGTGTTGCCCGGATGGTGTGCCATCCAGATTGAGGGAGCCAAGCGGGCTGATCCGCCGTCGATGCGGTTCTTCCTGCGCAACATAGAGCGCACGCAGGGAGATGACGAATGAACGACCTAGACCACTGGGAACACCGCTGCGTGGAGTGCGAGCGCATCTTCGACTTGCTTGACGAGACTGATGCGCAAGAATGGTTTTACGGACACGACTGTGAGGAGTAATGAACGGTCATAGTTTCGCTGCAACATACGACGATGAGCGTGTGGAATGCACATGGTGTCTTGCCTCGCCGCTAAGTGCGGCAGGGCAAGCGAAATGCCCCGAGGTTCTCTACAGAGAAGCACGGGACAGGTTGCGGGCCAGCAGGTCTGCTAAAGTCCACGTTGTCCATGAGGGCGATGTGGAACTGGATAAGATGGCCGAATATTTCGGTCACGACAACAAGGAGGAACAGCAATAATGGAACTCAACGGAACGGTAGAGTCAAAGGAACTAGAGTTCACTGTAAAGTTGGACACGTATGACCTATGGACTGAAATCAAAGACGATGTGAACGACGCCGCTTATGAGGCTGCCCGTGATGCAGCGCGGGAAGAAATGGAGAACTACGTCAGTGACGTGGACTTCGGTGAGGGTGCGTCGGCACTGTTGAACGATTACCGTCCCGGCTTGGGATGCGAACTGGCCCGCGACTTTGAGACAGCAGTTCAGGGTGCTGTGATTGTCAACGACTGGTTGTTCGACAAGATTAAGGAGCAGCAGCAGCAGCCGTCTGGTTTGACGGAGGATGCGGTGCGTGACATCGTGCGTACTGAGATCCGGCATTTCTTGGCTGATGCCTCAACTGCGGTACGGGAACGGCAGACTGCCGGATTTACCGTCTGAAATCAAGTAAGGTAAACACAACAAAGGAGCAGAGCGTGGAAGTATTTGACACACACAAGGGGCATAACTTCCTCACCAAGGACAAGGCGGAGCATCCAATGGATGCCCACGTTGTCATGGAGGAGGCGGGTGCGTTGTTCGACGTGGCTTACCCGCCATCAGGGTACGAGATTCCGTTCTCGATTTTCCCGAACCAGATAACGTACCCGGAGGTTGACAGTGGGGCAGGCAAAGGCACCCCGTTGCACAAGTACGTGATACGAACCGACACCAATCAGGTGCTGGGATTGCATTCACACAAGTATCCGGAGACTGAGGGGTACCGTTACATCGCCGACATGGCGGAGGAACTGTTCCCGCAGAAGACCACATCTTGCACGGTGTTTGGTGTAGGGGAGAAGATTGCGGTAACGCAGGAACTCGTCGCACCCGTGGACTTGGGGGAGGGTGATGTCATCCAACCCCAGATCTGCTGGATCACCTCGTACAACGGAGTGTGGGCTACGTCAGTCTACGATCTGACGGAACGGCTGTTCTGTCAGAACCAGTTGATTGGTAAGCCTCTGGTGAAGGTGAAGCACACCAAGAACCATGACAGCCTGTTGGAGATGCGGGTCCGTATCCTTGAGGGGTCGATTGCTAGGGCTGAGGCTCTGGCAAGTATGGCCCGGGTTCTCAAGGATCAGGAGTACACGGACGAGCAGTTCAGGGGGCTGGTTCTGCAGGTGATGCCTTCGACGGAGGACATGACTGACCGTCAACATAACAACTTGTCAACCAAGCGGCAGTACTGCCATACGGCGTGGTCCCGCGAGAGGCAAGAGTTCGGTGCCGGTAACCGTTGGATGGCGTACAACGCCATTCAGGGTGCTGAGCAGCACAGGATCAATGGCCGTGCCAAGGGCGGATTGTATGATCCGGTGAAGGCGATGGAGAAGGCCATTGACAGCAAGACCCCGTTGGCAGAGCAGGCAATGGCCCTGCTGGCGGTTTAAACCAAACAAGAGAAGGAGAAACAATCCATGTATGTATGGACACGCAAGGAAATAGCAGAAGCATTCGGAGTGTCAGCGACCACCCCAACCGCTTGGATACGGGACTGGGGTCCCGAAACGGATCACCCGTTTCCTGAGCCGATTGCGCGACTACACAAACTGCCGCAGCCTTCGGGGCGACCGCAGTTCGTGTTCGATCCCGGCGAGGTGCAGGTGTGGTTTGCCGAACTGAGGGATTTCAAGCGTGAGAGGATGTCGAAGGCGCAGACTGGGACGAAGCGGCCACGCAAGGCGGTGCAACCAGTCGGCCTATCGACATCCATACAAGAGTTGCAGGATTCCACAGCGTTGCTGGTAGCAGCCCTGAGGGAGTTGGGCGTCGATGCGGTGAGTGTGGACCGTGGCTGAACAACCTCGTGTAGGAGAAATGATCGTCTACAAGACGTTCTCGGGAATGTGGCGCTCCGTGAAGGTGACTGCCGTGCATGAGGTTGTCAAGAATGGTTCCCCCGGGTTCGATGGGGTGGATCGTGACGGCAACTCGTTCTGGGGTTACAACGACCAGATCATTCCTGAAGAGGATGCGTTTGCTTGGATTGTGAAAGAGATCAAGCCATGACTGGAATAACACCGATGGGTCCCGACTGGACCTTTACACGTAAACAACTGCTTGAGCAGCGTGACGCTGAAGCACAGCGGTTGCGCGAAAAATGGGCAGAGAAAGAGGAGAGCGATGACGATAACACTGAGTAATGGGGCTGTGCCCTTGGTATGGCATGTTGCCGAAGGCTACGACGACGGGCTGCGACCGTTCATTGGACGGGTGCTGGCCTACCGCCCAAGCCGAAGAGAACTACACCCCTACGTCGTCTGGAGCATGGCTTCCGATGACGGGACGACGTTCGACTGCGCAACAGGTGACTACTGTGATACCATAGGACAAGCCGAAGAGATCTTTGCCCGCAGGGCACAGACCGTTCCTCGCAGGAGCGGAGTAACCAACCAAGGAGAAAACAGTAATGGCTAAGATACTGGAAACACTACCCCCCCAGATCCGCAAAGGTCGGGAGGAGCAGTACCCGTGGGCTGACTGGTTTGACGGTCGGGCACGGCTACTAGAAAATGGCATCGACTACGATGCTGAGACTATCAGCATGAAGTCTTGCGCTTATGCTGCCGCACGGCGGCACGGCGTGAAGATTGCATTGCGCACAGTCGGCAACGATCTGGCCCTACAGGCTCTGTAGACCGGATCAAGCACAGGTCGTGGGGGGTCGGGGAGTTCCTCCTTTCACCCCGGCCCCCCACACACTGAGAGGAGACACATGGCAAGCAATGAACAGTTAGAACAGGAAATAGCCGATCTGAAAATCGCCGTTCAGGGGATGTTCGGAATGCTCAAACATCTCACTGTCGAAATCGGTGATTTCTCACATACCTTGTCCGAAGTCGGTTCCCAATTCATGACAAGAATGGGTTTCATTTGGGAGTCTTTAGGGGGCAAAGTTTCTGAGGAAAACGAGCCTGATTCAGACGAAAAACCAGACGAAGAACCCGAAGCAGAAGTGATCCCGCTCAGGCCCCGCAACAGCGAGGAGCCTGCCGACGCCTGACCCGGCTGTAGCAGCCCATGGCATGGCATGGTATGTTTAGGCTAGTACATGCCATGTCATGCCATGGAGGGGTCCACCCACCCGACCAACCGATCTGCTAGGATTGGATTATGCAACCAACCGACGACCGAATCGTTCTACGACAATCATGGCTGGGAGAACTGGCAATGTGTCCCGAAAGGGCACGGCAGTCGATGCTGGGAATCTCTCAAGACACCCAGTCAACGTCCACCATGCTGGGGACCGCCGTCCACTACGGCATCGAACAATGTCTGATCGAAGTGATGGAAACCGGGAAGCCTCTAACAAAGGCCAAGACCGTTTCGACGGCCACCAAATACTGGGATGACCACCGCGACGAGATCGTCCGCTGGAACCACAAGGAAGACGAGCCGGTTGAAATCATCAAGGCCAACGCTGGCGTGTGGTGGGACGAAGTGCGACAGAACGTGCGCCCTACAGCCGTGGAGTGGACGTTTGAGTTGCCGTTGGTCGTGGATCACAAGCCGGAGATCTGGCTCAAGGGAACCATCGACTGCGTGCAGGAGTTCCCGCAACCGATCTTGGATTGGAAGAACCCGGGGCGCAAGCCATCCTCCGAATGGGAGAAGAAGCGTTGGTCGGTGCAAGCCGCAGCGTACACTTGGGCAGTGGCGACGCAAGCCGACAACGGGTTGACGGAAGCGTTGGGATTCCAGTTCGTGCACCTCGTCAAAGGAACGGTGTACACAACTCTCGTAGATTTCGGACCTGCGGAGTGGGCCAGTCTGGTTGCGCTGGCCCGCTCTGCGGGTACACTCATTGCCGCTGACCTACCGGTGTGGCCGCTCAACATGACCGGCTGGCACTGTGCACCCAAGTGGTGCGGGGCGTGGGCTACATGCCGCGGTAGGTTTGCGGGACCAGATCCATGGAACCAACTATAGAAAGGTAGACCCATGGCAGCAGCAACAACAGCAAAGAAAGCAGAGAACAGCATTACGGTATTCCGTAGGCAGGTCATTCAGACGGGGAGTTACGAACCCGCTGAGGCATCCTGTTCGGTGACAATCACCATGGATACCGACACATCGGAAGAGGAGGTTGCAGACCTGATCACCCGTTGGGGGTCGGTGCTGGAACTGTCCAACTACGAAGCGTTGGGAGTCGGCTACGAGATAGCGGAGGATGGCACCGTAGCGATGCTTGAGAAAAGCATTCCCGGGGCTAGTGCGAGTGGACCCCCAGCCGTGGCCCCGGCCCCGGCTGCATCCCCGGCTCCTGCCGGTGGCGGAGGCGGAAGCCTTGAGGATGTCTGGCGTAACCTGATGGATCACCAGTCCGATTGGTGGGACCCGAACTGGTCCAAGAAGATGGACCCCAACTCCAACTTCAACAAGAAAGGGCCGGACTACAAGCGCCGGTCTGACGGCAAGGGGCTGTGGTTGACGAAGCAGGACGGGTCGTGTCTGGTACCCGGCTGGTTTGTCTGCCCGTTCACGGGTAAGACTGCCGCTGATCTTGCGTCCATCGGGGCACAGATCAGGGCCTGACAATGGCCGACATCCTCACAGGGGATGAGGTGGCACGTCGCCTCGCCGCAGCCCAGACCGATGGGGCTGACGGCGGGGCGGCAGGCCGTCCTCCGCAACCAAACAGGTGGTCGCTGACCACCACAGTCGTAGATGAACTCATCGGGTTTATCCGCAACCCGGCAGAACGGTGGTATCTCGGATTCCCTGAGATCGACCTAGCAACCCGTGGTATCGGCAAGGGCGAAGTATTGATGGTGGTGGGGCGATCCCACACCGGCAAGTCTCAGATGCTGTTGAACAGCATGGTCACCAATCTGGTGAACGACCCTGAAGCCCACGTCGTGATCTTCTCCATGGACGAACCGCGTGAACTTGTGGCAATGAAGATCTTCTGTCTGCTGCAAGGACGCTCTTCCACCGATGTAGAGGAATCAATCAAGGCGGGCGATGATGCCACGTTGCAGGCCATGCGGGACACTGCCAAGAACGAGATGTCCCGCGTCGCTATCGTAGATGAGTCGCTTACGTTAGACATGATGGCTGAAACAATGGACGAGGTGCGAGAATGGTGGGGGTGCAACCCGTCGTTCTGCATGATCGACTATCTGGAACTGCTACCGGGTGGCGAGTCCGACGCTACCGGCGTGACCTCAAAGGCTCAGGCGGTGAAGCGTTGGGCGAAAACGCAGCGGGTACCCATCGGGCTGGTACATCAGGCTGGGCGTGGTTCGTCCTCACCCGGGTACTCTGCCGGCATCTATGCCGGAAGGTACGGTGGCGAACAGGAAGCAATCTTCGTCATTGAGGTGTACCGGAAGAAGGACCGGCAAACCCTGTCGGACTGGGAGCAGCGGTACCACGAGAACAGCATCAACCTGAACGTGTGCAAGAACAAGCGTACGGCACGGATGGTGGATCAGACGTACTATCTGGATCCGGCGTGCGGGCACATACATCCGTACTGGGAGGAGTTGATTCCCGGTGGGGGAGGATAGACCCATGTGCTGGAAGTACGACAAGCGTGGCGTCCCCCACCTGAAAGACCACAAGTGGGCGAAGATCGAAACGCCCGACCAGTGGGAATGGGAGGAGTGTCGTGGATGCGGCCAGTTGCGTAGACAAGGATGAGGTAGCCAACGACTTTGCTCTACTGTTCCGCGGCGGCAAGGTGGCGTTGGACACCGACGGCGAGTTCCGACCGTGGACAACAGACTCCGGTGGGTTCCAACCAGCAGACGGCAAGGACTGGCTGTCCATAACGTACGACCACCTATGGACAGGCCCATCCGTGGGGGTGTACCCGCTGGTGCTGCACGACGAGGAGTTTCAGGTCTACTGGGGGTGCGTGGATTGGGACACGGGTCGGCAAGAGTCCCTGATCCATGCACGCAACGTGCGGACGGCTCTGGAACAACTGGGTGTTACTGGATGGGTGGAACGGTCACGGTCCAAGGGGTTCCACCTGTGGGTGTTCTTCACCGATGCCATCCCGGCTGTAGAAGCGCGGCGCGGGTTGATCGCTGTGTGCGATCTCGTTGATGCCCCCACCACCGAAGTAAATCCTAAACAGGTTGAACTGAGTGGACGTGGGTGGGGGAACGGGGTTCGCCTCCCGTACGGACACCTGAGAGAACGTGGCGGAGCCAACGAGATCACCAACCCCGACGCCACCATCAGCATCGTGCCTGTAACCCGGTTCGTACCCCAAGCAATGGAAACCCGGGTCACCAGCGACGACTGGAAGGCCGTCACAGCCCTGTGGAGGCCCCCTGAGCCTCCCCGCAGGGTCGCCATGGGTCCTACCCCCTCCACGGACGCTCTGGACGGCTTAGCGGCCTTCATACGGCGTCTGGGTCCTGAACCGTCAGCGCACAAACCCACCGGGGACCGATCCATCGCCATGTGGAAACTAGCGTGCGCAATGACACGCCAAGGATACAGCCGACAGACCATGCTGCGGGAACTACGAGAAGCAGACATCGAATGGGGGCGAAAGTTCGCCAACCGGCAGGACTGCACGGAACAACTAGAAAAAATACTAGACAACGCATACAAGGACGTGCACCAGTGACCGACACCTACACCGTCGTCGTAGAACGACGACCCAAAGTGAAAGCACGCCCCCGGCACACCAAGGGCGGCAAAGTCTTCACCCCAGCCAGCACCCTCCAAGAGGAGGACTACGTTGCGCAGGCATGGAAGGACCAAGTAGGCGAAAAAATATCTGGCTCAATCGAAGTATCCATCGTCTACTCACCCGACTCCACCATCCTGCACGTCACCTCATCGCCACACGACGCAAGGACGCTACGAGGCGACTTGGACAACTACGTCAAACTGACGTTGGACGCACTCAACGACGTTGCTTGGGACGACGACAGCCAAGTCGTCCGCATCCACGCATCCAAAGTGGATCGCTCAGAATCGTGATACACCACACTGTCACGCCCCACATGAAGCAAGAAGCCGAAGGCATGGCAGATGAAATGGGCAAGTTGAACAACTCCATACGGCAAGGCGACGGCAACATCTACGGGTTCGTGGGCGAACTCGTGTTTGCCGAACTGACTGGTGCCAACCAGAACAACACGTACGACTGGGATGTGGAAATGCCAGACGGACGTACCGTCGATGTCAAAAGCAAATGCGTCACATCACCACCCATGCCGCACTACGAATGCTCCGTTGCATCCATAGGAACCAACCAGAACTGTGACTACTACGCCTTCATGCGTGTCCTCAAAGACTGCACCGAAGCATGGTACCTCGGAGTGATGGGCAAGAAAGAGTTCCTGCGCCACTCCACATTCATGGAAGCAGGCGTATGGAAAGACCCGTCCAACGGATGGACGCCAACCATCGACTGTTACAACATCCCCATCAGTGACCTGCACTTGGACGAAGACAACCCAGAAAACCTTCCGCCACTATCCCAGTAGGGTATACTCTGATGCGTGGCGACAAGACGAGAATACCCCACCGACCCCAACGAATGGCACATACGGCAAGAAACAGCACCGCTGTCAAAGACACGGCCCCTGACAGAAATAGAAGCACTAATGGAGTTGGCTCCCCACGAAGAGTCCTCCGTCCCATCCCTGCTGGAAACAATAGCCCTCAAAGAAGCCGTAGGAGAAGCCATAGATGCGTTGGAACCCGAAGACAGGTGGATAATCAACGCCCTGTTCGTTGAACACCTGTCGCTGCGGGCAGCAGGAAAGATACTGGGGATCCCCAAAACGTCGCTGGCGCGCAGACGCGACTACATCAGGAGACAGTTGATGGCGAACCTGTCAGAGTCCCCCGCCGTAGTGCAATGGCTCAAAGAAGGACTAGGACTCCGTGCCCTCCATGCATTGCCGGAGCAACCCCATGAATGAGGCGGTCCACACAGCGAACGCCCGTTGCGCATCGTCTACGCCATCCATGCCAGCGTAGAACGCCGCCAACAAGTGTTCGGCCTCTTCAGGGTCGAACACCAGCAAGACGCCTAGTAGCCCGTCCGGTGACCACTTGGCGTGAATGCCGTCGTGGGTGTCGAACAAATGGGCTGTCTCCTGCAGTTCAGCGTAGATCTCTTCCTCTACGTACGCATGTTCCGTGCTGAACAGCGCCCATTTGGCATCTAGGTCTTCCACGTTACCCGGCGACCTTCTCCCGGGCGTACGTCTTCACGACGCTGAGGGCCGCAGCAACTGCTGCAACCGCCGCCGTCTTGGCCGAAGCCAGATCACTGACAACAAATACTGCTAAAAAAGCCTGCGCGAAAGTCCACGCAGCCCGCTCAATCATGTTGCTCACTTCTTCTTCCCCTTGTTGGACCGTTTGGAATAGTCGTAGGCAATGGCGGCAGCCTGATCGCGGGGATAGCCCTCACCGATCAGAGTGCCGATGTTCTGCGCAATGGCGTTCTGGCTCCTACCGCGCTTCAACGGCACGGCTAGTACCGTGGCCGACGCGGCTTCTTCGGCGCCACCTCAATCACGCAGCGCCTTGCGGGCGCCACTCTTCGATGGCGAACCGACATGGCCGATACCGCCGCCCGTCTTCACGCCGGTAACCAGCACCTGACCGGCCTGTACCTTCTTGGGTGTTGACCCATCTCTCATGATGTCCTACTTTCCGAACGGGCGACCGCCGAAAGCGGCGTTCCCCAGATTCGTTCCCCGCAGATACGCTGCGGCCTTCTTGGCCTTCTGACTCATGTCCCACATGTTGAACGAGGACGACGAATCGTAGAGTTGCTCGTCCTGAGAACCAAATGTGTCCTCAAACGAACCGTAACCTTCACCCTTTGGCATAGTGTTTCCTTTATCGTATGAACAGGGCGCCGAACGTGTCACCGTCCACCACCCCACTGACCTTCAAGAAACCTTGTGTTTCCTGAAACTGTTTGACCGCCTTCTTCGTGCGGCGACCAAAGATCCCATCTGCAGGACCCGGGTCAAACCCCCTGTCACCCAAACGGGCCTGCACCAGACGCACCGGCTCACCGCGCCGCATCAACGGCCACCGCCGCCCCAACGGCCACTGGCGAACCTGCTTCTGCAAGTCGTGAAAGTACCGGACAATGCCAGCCCAGTCGGTGTCTGTCGGGCGGATCGCCGCAGCCATACCGCCCTCAACCCACCCGCCCAACCAGTGCCCCGGACAGGTTGTCGCCCCCTTGCGACGATGGGTGGACACCCACAGTGTCCCGCCGAATCGGGTCTGCGCTTCCCGCATCAGCGTCTGGAACGACTCAAGAACCTGTTCTCTAGGTTCCACATCGCCATGTCCCGTGAAACAGACGGAGATGGACTTGGCGTTCCACCCTTTGGTGGCTGCGCCACGCGCTTCCCATCCTCTGCCTTCAAAGATCGTCCCCGTTTCATCGACCAGCCAGTTGTATGCGATCCCGTCCCACCCCTTGGCTAGATGGTGCCGCTCAAAGGCGTGGACAGCCGTCGTGCCCGTGGGTCCGTTCTCTACACCAGAATGATGCACGACGACGCCCTTGACTCGCCGATGCTTGATCCGGTTGAAGCCCTTGCCGCCCGGGGGCGGCTTGGCCCCCCACTGTTGGCGGGAAATATAGTTCATACCCATAGGTTAGTTTGTCCCGTCACCGCGTTCTGCTAATAATGTCCATGCGGTCATTTCGCTGGGTCAACCGGTCGTACCGTTGGCTTGTCAGCCAGTTCGACTGAACCTCCGGTGTGTTGAAGTTAGCAGACATGCCGAACATGGTACTCAACAGCGAGCGGGTGAAGTTTCGCTGGTACTTGGGTTCGTTCGGCAGGAGGCGCCGCACCAGCCCAAGGGACGGCAGCATATTGGTTATCAGGTAGATGTGATGGTCACGCATCTTCCACTCGCCGCTCGGGGAGCGCACCGCAACCCCAGACATCGACAATGCGTCCATCACGAACGGCACACCAGAGATGGCAGCAGGGGCCTTCTGGTAGCGGCCACTGAACGGGATGCCGTTGAACACCTGCTTCCCGAACGCCACCTCCAACGGTGCCTTCAGGATCGGTGAGGCGCCGGACAGCAGGGTCGTCGTCGCTTTCTTCCAGCCGCCCCGCTGGAACGGGTCGTACCGCCCCAAGTCTTGGAACGGAATGTCCGGCGCCGTATAGACGGTGCCGCCCTTGGCGGCAAATGGCAGGCGCACACCGAACGGCTCCAAGAAATAGTCCGGCACAACCCCCTCGCTTTCAGTCCCCAACTCAAGGCTCCGCTTAGCGGACAGCAACTTGTTGTAC